TTTTCCATTCATTGTAATGTGAAGAAGTATCAAACCTTCTTACAGTTACAACTCCTTTTTTATCAGGTGTAAGTACACTCATTCTTTCATATATGTACTTACTATTCACTTCATTGTGTTTTTGTAAGTCTTCTTCATCTGTAGTTCCAGTATATGTAGAGTCAAAAAAATCGTCAACTGACTCATAGGCCTTATTTGGATCCACTAGATTTCTGTATAAAAACTGAATATCTATTGCCATAATTTTAACCTCATTTGTATAATACTATTATTTATGCGTATAAATACTACTATGGCAGCAACAGCTAATTATAATATAGATCAAGGTACAACTTTCAGTTCAACTGTAACAGTAAAGGATAACGCAGGAACAGCGTTAGATTTGACGGGTTATACGGCAACTGCAAAGATGGCATTGGGATATAGTTCTACAAGAACAAGAACAGATTTAACTATTGTGTTTGATAGTGATAGAACATCAGGAAATGTTACAATGTCATTAACTGCAACACAAACGGCTGCTTTAGAAGCGCCTGCAAGATATGTTTATGATTTAGACATAACAGATTCTTCAGGAACAGTAACAAGAATAATTGAAGGTCTAATTACAACTAGACCTAACGTATAATAACTAGGAGAAATACAACATGAGTAGTGAAAATATCAACTCAACAACAGCACCTGCGACAGAACCAACATTTACTATAGACGGTAAAGACTATAAAAGAAGTGATTTGTCAACTAAAACATACAATTCTATTATAGTTAGACAAGACCTACAAGCAACTAAAATTAAACTATCTTTAGAGTTAGAAAAGATTGCAATTTTACAAGCTCACTATGATAATGCTATCGCAAACGAATTAGGTATTGAGATTAAAAAACCAGAACCTAAAGTAGAAGCTGAAAAAGAAAAAAAGTAGTAGATAATACATAATTGTAATTGATTTAGATACCTTAATTATTATAAATATTGTTATAACAACACAGTATTAACAGGTAAAAATGTCAAACAATATTACTGCAACGTATAGTACAGGTACTAATACAACTGCTACAATTAATAATAATACTACAGGACCGAAAAACGTTTCTGTAACTTCACCATCGGTTAGTCAATTACAAAGTAGTGTTAATAAACTTACTGGATTGACTGACGTAAATGCGGCAACGCTAGACGATGGTGCAATGATTCAATATGATGATACAACTAAAAAATTTGTAACGAGAACTGAAATAAAAACTGAAAGTGGTAATTTAATATTAAACGGTGGCACATTTTAATAGGGAGAATTAAATGGCAACAATTATAAAGATTAAACGAACCACGGGATCATCGGCACCGTCAGGTCTAGAGCAAGGGGAACTTGCCTACGTTTACGATACATCAGCAGCCAGTACAGGCACTGGTGGTAATGGTCTACGATTATTCATTGGAGATCATACATCAACATCAAACGCCGCAATAGAAATTGGTGGTCAATATTACAAACTTTTATTAGATCACGCACATGGTACACTAACAGCTTCATCTGCTTTAATAGTAGATTCAAATAAAGCAATAGACGAATTACTAATAGGTAATTCTGCTACAGTTGGTGGTACAATAAAATTCAACGAAGGTACTAATAACGGTACACATTTTGTAGCATTAAAATCTCCCAATAGTGTTGCAAGTAATTTAACGTTTACTCTACCTGGTACAGATGGTTCTAGTGGCCACTTATTAACTACAGACGGTTCTGGTAATCTTTCATTTGCTGCTCCAGCGTCAAGTAACTTTACACTTGCTGCTGATAGTGGTTCAAACGATACATTTACAACAGGTCAAACTTTAACGTTTACTGGTGGTACTGGTATTGACACAACCGTTGCTGATAACGAATTAACTTTTGCCATAGACGCTACAGTTGCTACGTTAGCAGGCACACAAACATTTACAAACAAAACATTAACATCTCCTAAGATAAACGAAGACGTAGCATTAACTGCTACTGCCACAGAATTAAACTTACTAGATGGCGTTTCTGGATTAGTACAGGCAGACTTTACAAAATTAGCTGCTATAACTTCTACTGCAGCTGAAATAAATTTACTAGACGGAGTTACTGGTCTAGTTCAAGCAGACTTTACTAAATTAGCTGCTATTGATTCTACTGCCACAGAGTTAAACTTACTTTCTGGTATTACTGCAATTGCTGATGAAGACAATATGGCTTCAGATAGTGCAACGTCACTTGCCACTCAACAATCAATTAAAGCATATGTTGACTCACAAGTAACGGCACAAGACCTTGACTTTCAAGGTGACTCTGGTGGTGCATTAAACATAGATTTAGATTCTGAAACACTTACAATCGCTGGAGGAACTGGTATTGATACATCTGGTTCTAGTAATACTTTAACAGTTGCGATTGATAGTACAGTTGCTACTTTAACAGGCACACAAACTTTAACAAATAAAACACTAACAAGTCCTACACTAACTACACCTAGATTTGCTGACGATGGCTTTATTGCTGACGCAAGTGGTAACGAACAAATACTATTTCAACAAACTGCAAATGCCGTTAATGCAATAGAAGTTACAAACTCTGCTACAGGTGATGGTGTTAAAATAGGATCTGCTGGTGACGATACAAACATTAACATTATACTTGATCCAAAAGGTTCTGGTACTGTTGATGTTAATTCAAGTAGAATAGTAAACGTAACTGATCCATCTGGTGCACAAGACGCTGCTACAAAAGCATACGTTGATAGTGTTGCAAATGGTTTAGATGTAAAAGCTTCTGTTAAATACGCTTCAACAGCAAACGTTGCTGGTACATATAATAACGGTGCAGGTACAATTACTGCAGGATCAAATGGCGCATTATCAATAGACGGTGCAACACCAACTGCTAGTGATAGAGTTTTATTAAAAAATCAAACAGACGCAACTGAAAATGGTTTATATTTAGTTACAACTGTTGGTTCAGGCTCTGCCGCATACGTATTAACAAGAACACCAGACGCTGACGCAGCGATTGAAATAACTGGTGGTGCTTTCGTATTCGTAGAAGCTGGTACTGCAAATGCTGACAATGGTTATGTATTTACACACAACGGTACTCCAACATTAGGAACAACTGATATAACAGTTGAACAATTCTCTGGTGCTGGTCAAATATCTGCTGGTGCAGCTTTAACTAAATCAGGTAATACAATAAATGTTGCTGTAGATGATACTACAATTGCTGTTGTATCAGACGAGTTACAAATTAAATCAACATATCCTGGACAAACATCAATCACTACTTTAGGAACAATTGCAACTGGTACTTGGCAAGGTACAGTAATTGATGAAGTATATGGTGGTACAGGACAATCATCTTACACTACTGGTGATATTTTACATGCAAGTGGATCAAACACTCTTGCTAAATTATCAATTGGTGCAAGTGGTAAAATTTTACAATCAAACGGTAGTAATATAACATACGGCGACATTGACGGCGGAACTTACTAATCGTTATATAATAGAGAGATATAATGGCGACAGTTATTAAGTTAAAAACAGGTACAAGTACACCCTCTACTAGTGATATTGCTTCACGTGAGGTTGCGATTGATACTTCAGCACAGAAATTTTATATCAATGATAGTGGTACTATCAAAGAAATAGGTGGTGCTGGTACAGGTACATTAACATCTTTAACAGATGTAACACTTTCTAATTCAGTAACTTCACAATATCTTATATACAACGGTACTGCTTGGGTAAATGAACATCAACATAACGTTGTTAAAACAGTTCCTTTTATCAAAACAGACGCTTCTGTCACAGCAATATCTATGGTCAACAATAAAGATATGACGACTATTAATGGTTTTTTAGATCACGTTGTATTACAATCATATTATCTGCCATTTACAAATGCAAGTGGTACAGCAGTAACAACAGTAAGACCAGGACATATGCCTGAGTTATCGGAGATATAATAGATGACAACTAAAACGCCAGTACGAGCAACCTTTACAGGATCAAATGTAACTGGATTAGCAGAATATCAATCAGGTGAATTTATACCTTTAACACATGGTGGTTTAGGGGCTTCTTTATCTATAGGTTCTGCAGGACAGGTATTAAAAGTAAACGGTGCTGGTAACGCAATAGAATTTGGTGCTGTTGAGGCAATTGTAAATATTGACGCTGCAACAGATTTAGAAAGTGCTACATTAGCAGTAGGCGATAAGATATTATTATCTGACGGTGGTACTGAAGGTAGAGTATTATTATCTCAATTAGACACATTATTTTCAGGTACAACAAAGACATTAACAAACAAGACTTTAACAAGTCCTGCAATTAATAATCCAACAATCACTGGTGGTACTTTTAGTGGTACATTTACAGGTACTATGGATGCAACAGGTATGGTTTTATCTGGTGCAAGTCCTCTTGTATTTGAAGGTGCAACTGCTGACGCTTCAGAAACAACTTTAGCATTTGTTGACCCTACTACAGATAGAACAATTACTTTTCCTAATGCAACAGGTACAATTGTATTAGAAGCAACTGGTTCAACACTAACTAACAAATCTATTGATTTAGGTAACAACACTATATCAGGTTCTTTAGCAGAATTTAATACTGCTTTACAAGATGATAGTTTTGCTGGATTGGCTGCAACACAAACTTTAACTAATAAAACACTAACAAGTGCTGTTTTAAATACAGGCGTTTCTGGTAGTGCTATATTAGATGAAGACGATTTAAGTTCTAACTCGGCTACTCAACTTGCCACGCAACAATCAATCAAAGCATATGTGGATGCTATATCAACAACATTAACTCTTGCTGCTGATAGTGGTTCAAATGATGATGTTGTTGTAGGTACAGATACACTTACATTGGCTGGTGGTACAGGAATAGACTCAACTGTTTCTAATAACACAGTAACATTTGCTATTGATAATACGGTTGTAACAAGACATAACATACAATCTTTAAGTAACAAAACACTTACAAGTCCTACAATTACAGGTACTGGTGCAATCGCTGGTACATTTACTGGTAATATCACAGGTGACGTAACTGGTAATGCTGACACAGCAACTGCGTTAGAAACAGCTAGAACAATNGGTGGAACATCATTTGATGGTAGTGCAAACATAGCTGTTGCATTATCAACAGCTGCAACAACATTAGAAACTGCTAGAACAATAGGTGGTGTATCGTTTGACGGAAGTGCAAACATTAACTTACCTGGTGTTAACGCAAGTGGTAACCAAGATACTTCAGGTAACGCTGCGACAGCAACAGTATTAGAAACAGCAAGAACAATCGC